TGTGTCCCACATTCTAACCTGATAGTACACATCTTTCAAGTTTACCTTAGCGTCATATGCTAGGGCAACAGCAAGTTCAAGGAGCTTCATCTTATCCTCTAACTGTAGAACAAGTTCCACGTCCTTGATGTTGTAGTCGATAAACTTCTGCCAGTCCTTCGTGTAGAAGTCCTTGAAGTTTTCATACTCACTGTGATCTAATTTCTTCTGACCTAGTTCAACAAATGCTATGTGATCTAGTCTATATGATTCCTGATTTGTATATGTAAATTTCTTATACAGATCCATGTAGTCTAGTACATTGATCCCCATAAGATTGTATAGAATATTTGTTCTACCTTTTATCTCTATCTCTTCACTCTTTACCATGCCCCATGGGGACATCATCTTTAATTCTTTCTCTCCGAATAGACGTTCAAGACGACCACAGATATAAGGTACGTCATACAACTCGACATTCCACCCTGTAAGAACATCTGGGAAGTCAGTTTGCCAATAAGCAAGGAAGCACTGTAGCAAATGTTTCTCATCGTCACAGTAGATAAAATCAACATCCTTACGGGTATTGTGATAATCCCTCGTCGCGAATACTTTAAGTTTACGTGTCTGATAATCCTGTACTGTGATCGCCAGTAGTTGTTCCGCACATTCACGTACGTTAGGAAAGCCATTTTCACATGCGACTTCAATATCAAGTGATGTAATCTTGAGAGTCTTGATATCGTAGTCAACTTCGTTGGAGAACTCCTCAGAAATATACTGATATAAGAACCTATCATAACCATGTACCTCAAAATTTTCTACGTCTTTATACTTGTCCTTAAAGTCACGTGCCTGACCTACAGTATCAAATCGTAAAGGTTTAGCATACCGACCATCAAGAGTCTTATATTCTGTGATCTGATTGCTGACTACGTAGAGGGTAGGAGAGAATTTAAACTTGCGTTGTATACGTTGTCCATCCTCGTATCCTATGTAGAGAAGATTGTTACCAATCAGATTTACATTGGTATAGAAACTCATTTAGTTACCATCTTATACTTGTCAAGAATTTCTTGCTTGGGTTCTAAGATTGTAGCAATAGTATCAGAATAAATCAACACGTCCTCGTCCACTGTGTGTAGTGGCCAAGGTTCCAAAGTGCCATCATCCTTGATGCGATATGGTTGTTCTAGATGAGCAGCGGGTTCCTCATCCAAAGTTTCTATTTTAGTTATCAGGTAGATCCCTGACTTCAGTAGGAGGAGTTGCGTTTCCATCTTCTTCATTCATAATTTTTTCTGCTTCACTAAACATAGATTCTAGATCTTGCTCCTCATAACTGAGGTTGAATCTTTCTTCATGCTTCTTAAAGTTTTCATTGTATCTGTCTTCATCAACAGCAGACAGATATTGTGTAGCAAGTGCGTCAAGTGGGTTGTACACTGTGACTACGTGACTACCTGGTAAAAAGTAATCTCTATCCTTAGACAGAGGTGCCCAAGGAAACCATTCAATCTGATATCCTTGACCTGTTTGTGAGTCAACAATCTCTAGACGAAATGGTTTGTTTAAACGATACCCTAATGGTTTGTCTGTTTCTGGTTCAACTATCTCTTGTACTGTAGATATAACTTCTTCACCAGTTCTCAACATTAATAGTTTGATCATACTTGTGTGCCATCAGGTGCTATTATCTCAGGGTTAACTGGGGGAGCTCCTTGGTCTCCTGACTTTGATCTCACGTTAGAGAGATATGTTTGTAGGATACTAGGTGATGGTTCCATTACTGATATCACATAGTCAGGTGTGATCGCAATCTTCTGATCCACAGTGAATGGATTCCATGGTGTGTATCTAATCTTAACTTCTTGGTCTTCAAACGTTTCCATATTCACAGGTGTATCAGGATCTTCAGTGATCCTTACCTTGTATGGTACGGTCATGATGTATGCCTGTCTTTTGCCAGTCTCTTTATCAACTGCCTCCTGTAAATCACAGATGATGTTATCTCCATCACGTGTGAATACCAATTTAATTCTGTCTTCTGCTATCATGGCAAATTAATGTATGCATATATTATAAAAGGGGAACCGACATTTGTCAATCCCCCTTATGTATGTTAGATGTAATCCTTCCTTGAGTGGTGTTCTGGTACTACTTTCTTCAGTGTTACTGTGAGTAGTCCGTCCTCTAATGTGACCTCACCTATCTCGGTGTCGTCAGATAGTGACCACTGTTTTGAGAAAGAACGTTGTGCTAATCCCCTGTGTGTATAATTCTCAGGTTCTTTTTTATCTTCCTTCTGTGCCTCTACTGTGAGTTTACCATACTCTGTGTAGACTTTGACCTCATCTCTCTTGAAGCCTGCTAGTGCTATCTCTAATCTGGATAGTACATTTGAGACAGCAATTAGATTGTATGGTGGATAATTTGATGTAGTCTGATTCCAGAAAGAATCAAAGTACTCATCCATTCCTATACTGTTCTTAGAAATTTTATCAAATAGTGTTGGTAAATCGGCAGCACTATATCTTTGAATGTTCATGGTGACCTCCTTAAGCGTCGTTAGTTTGTGTACCCGAAGCGTACACTACTAATTATATCACTTCCATAAAAAAAGGAGGGTGGATACCCTCCATAATTTAGTCTTGGAAACCGCACCAGTTGGTTCTCTTGGTACCATCATCCTCAATCTTCTGAGGTATTGAACCTATGTGATCCCATGTAGGTCTCACATGATCAGCACCAAACTCGTGATTGTATCTGTTGACATACTTGATAGTAGTCATTTGTAAATCACGTAGTTCTTCTTTCAACTCTTTAAGACCATCATCAATGTCAGCATGTTGAGTTGCCCCACTATGGAATGACATGAAGTTAAAGATCTCACCAGTATCTACATAGTACTTCATCATTTGATTCCACAAACGTAAAGCACGTGTAGAATCAGAAGCATTAACCAGACTTGGTTTATTGTCCCACTTTCCCTCGGAGGAATACTCTTCCCACCAATTCTTATTGAAGTCTTCTGCGTCTTTTCTTGAGAAGTATTCAATGTTGCCGAGACGTTCTCTTTCTCTGAGAACAGTGTTACATTTACCTTTGATCTCTTGTCCAGAAAGACCTAGGTCTAGTTGGGTTAGGTATCTAACCATACGATCCTTCAAACCAGTTAAAGGATAGGTTGCGAAACGTTTTCTTAGAAGTTCTAAGATTTCTTTTTCAGTGATAACCTTTTGTCCTGTACCCCTATTAGCTACAGCACGGAAGTCATCTATCGCGTCCTGTAATGTTAACTGGAACTCAGTAGGATTATCCCTATAGTATGGGACTACAGGTAGACGTTTGTATCCTTGTCTTCCGAATTCTTTGACTCGGTTAAACCAATCCAAAAGTTGTACCACATAATCCACATCTGGATCTGGGTCTATGTATACAGCACAAAGTGGAACTGATGTCTTAAGACCTTTAGAGACATCGCTCTCTAGTCCTTCTTGATCACCAGTTCCACCCATTCTTATTGAATTGTTTTCTGTGCCATCAGCATTCTTTAATCTGATGTCACTGATGTTCATCCAAAATGGGTCTCCGTGACCCCATCCTGGTACATCGTAAAAAAATGTGTCAGTTCTAGTAAGAGCATTAAGTATCTCTTCTTCTCTGACAGAAGATATGTTCTTTATGTCGACAAATCTTCCAAGCACTTCTGCTAGTGGTTTCATTGTGTAGTTGTTGTAGTCTGCTAAAAGCAGTGTACGTACTTATTATAGCATAGCATTTTGGAATGTCAAGCTTACTGTTTTCATCTTGTCATTGTACCTACTAATGTATGGTTCTTGAAGGTAAGGTTGATAAGGTTTCCGAGTCAAAGTATAACATAGGTACGTGTAATCAAACTGATACCTGTGACATAAACGATTGCTAGTGTCACCTAGTCTTCTATGTTGTACTATACTGTTGTCAAATATTAATAGGTCATCATCATTCTCCCACCAGTAATCATAATAATATTGTGTTAGTTTAAATTTTATCTCTTCTAATAATCTTACTGACTCCTCTATAGGATAGTCTTTGATACGTGTGGTTGTATTGTATGGGAAGTGTAGTCCTTTAATACCACCAGGTGATTGTATTACCAGAGGTATCTCAGTGTCTGGTTCGGGACACATGTTCTTGTACAATAAATTATTCTCACCTTCTACATTTATCTTTCCATCTTGAAAGTTATGGATGAGCACCAGTTCATCCAGTTCACTACGCATACTTTCACTGAGGCTATAGTAGTAGGGCGATGTTACCATGAATCCTGTAGCACTTTCCGTCATGCCATGATCCCCAAGGAGTGCTACGCCTGGTGTGAAGGCTATGTCACCACTCTCGTTGCTGTGCCATAGTAGCTCTCCATGAGCAAATAGCCCTGTACCATCACCACAAACTCTCAGGACTGCACCAGCTGTGTTCCCACCTATCTTATCGTATTCTTTTAGTATTGCTTTCT